CGCCGCCGAGACCTTTCGTATACGAGTAATCGGTTAGGAGTTCTAAACCAATTTCGTCGGCGTGTTTAACGAGTAGGTCTATCCATTGGACCGCATAGGTCCGCGAAGAGCCCGCTTTCTTGGCGGTCTTGCGGTAGGAGATATCGGCGGCGCGTCCGGTGGCGTGAACGCTCATCGCGGTCTTGCCTCTCATCGGTCGCATGACGTAGGTCCCGTTATTCCAGAGTTTGCTACCGGAGAGGTAGTCAATACACGCGACTAAATGCTCGAGTCCGGGGCGCTTACCTTTACCGACTCCCTCGGTGTTACCGGTGTATTTTCTACTCATCGTCTCTTTCTTTCTCTTGTTTATCTTTGAGCCCGTTACTCGCGAGGACTCCGCCCAAAAGACCTAGGAGCGCCATAAATGCCGGAGCCAAAATACCGTCAATGAAAGACGAGTCGGTGGGCGACGGTTCGAGCGGTTGTACGACGAATAGGACTCCGTACAAGATCCCGAGCATGGACACGCCGAAAACGAACGAGAGGGTAATTCCGACTACGAAAATAAGCCGGGCTTTAATCTCGGAGTTAGTTAGTTTTTTCATGGTGTCGTCGCTCCGTTAGAAGTGTCGCAACGGCGGCCGGACGGATCGGTTTCGCACGTGTGCCGGGTGCGGTCCGCGCAACCGCCAACGATGAACACGAGAGCGATCGCAAGTAAAGCGGAGAGGGATAGCGTTTTCATGGCCTCGGCGGTTCTATCAAGTCGGGTTGAGGGTCGGGTTGAGGGTCGGTCAGTTCGCAATCAAAACCGCACTCACCACATTGAACTTCTGTAGGGTCGCCGTAAAAGTTGTAGTTAATGTCGTATTGTCCGCAAGGCTCGTTTTTGCATGTTGCTGTGATCATCGTTAAGCCAGTCTTGTCGTAAATTCAAAAGAGACATTAGTGTCTGACGCAAAAACGACAGGTACGGTCGGCTCAACATTTCTTACCGACGGGTAAGTGCCACTACTTAGCCAAGTTTGAATTTTTACTGTTGTTGAAGTATTGACAGCGACAAGGCCCAAAGTAGCAAAGACGCCTGTCTTTGTAATTTGTGCGTGACCGATTACTTCTTGTGAAGCCGTGTTTTGTGTCAAAGAAGCAGGAAGGGTCATCTGCAAAGCGCCTGTTAGTGACGAAGTAGAACCAAAGTCGAAATACACACGCACAAAAAGAATTTTATTAAACCTTGAATATGCCGCCGAAACGACGCCATTACCGACTGTCAAATTTGTCCAAGAAGGCGTAAAGGAAGTCCAATTTTGAACTATCCCTAAAGTGCTGTCTATTGCGTCTCCTAGAGAACGCATGTCTAGAGCGCCGTCGCCTACGGGGTCGGTGTCGTCCGGTGTGGGCCATGCGTTATTCGGGGTACTTGCCATGATCTAAATATACTCTCTGAGTAAGTCGTTCCAAGTGTATGGGTCTATAGCGGCGTCGTTCCAAAGTACGCCGCTCACAATGTCGGACCAGCGTTGGGGCGGGCGGGTAAGTCTCGCGTCTGAGAGGTTTAACGTAATGCTCCAGAATTCTTGACCTATGCGCTCGGAGTATCCCTCGACAAAGAAATCTAGACCGTCTACGTTAAACGCTCCGAATGTTGGGAGTTGGGTTAGTTGCCCGTTTCTTAACGTGGAAATTATCGCCTCTTGGCGGGCGGAGCTCATCGTGGAGAGTTCTATTTGGATCGCGGAAAAAGTGAATTCGGGTCGGGCTCGGTTTACGACTATTCGCCGGGCGAGTGTGAGCATGTCGTCGGACGTATTAAGTAAAGAATTAAAACTATATTCGTAGATCCCGTTATCGGTTATATCGGTAGCGTCCTCATAGGTAACCGTGTCTACGTCGTTAGAAATCCTCGCGCGGTTAATTTTTTCTTGGCTAGTTTTTCTAATTGACCAGACGTCTAAGACTTCCGTATCGCTATAACTCTGATAAGGGTCTAGGGAAATCTGCTGACGGCGCGCCTCGCTATCGGTGAAACGTAAGTCTCCGGTGAGAATGTCGCGAAAGAAAACGCCGGAGGGCTCCGAGTTGGTGACCTCTTGTAAATACGCTAATGCGTTAGTGGTAACCGGCGGGTCTTGTAAGTAACAATAAACTGTCCCGGAGTCTACGTCATACGGTGGAATGGGAAAGCCGGCGGCCGGTAGTGCGTACTGTAAAGTTTCTTCAATCCGATCTCCGGTGGTCTGGACGTCCGGTCCTGTCGTTATGTTAAAACGGCCTAAAGCGGAGTAGAGATCGTCTGCCGCTAAGAGAGTGATGAAATACTCGTCTACGGTGACGTCGGTAATTTGTCCCTGAAACCGCGTGTACGGTATCCCGCTGAAAGTCGCCTCAATGAGAACGGTACTTCCTAAGTCAAAATAGGAGAGGTCGGCGTCAAAGTCTCCGAGCGTAGAACTTTTTAATATGGTGACGCTCGCGGTGGAGGCGTTGGGTTGGGAAGTGACGTCGGGTCTCCCGTAGTTGATCGTGACTCCCTCGAGCGCGCCAACGTGGACCGCTAACGGAGCGCCTCCGCTAGGTTTGGTTATATAAATGCCGACCGGGTTAGTCATATCGGATTAACGAGCCCGAGCCTTGCGGCGTCTTGTGTGAGTAGTTGTCTGATCTGGCGGGCGACCGCGGACGGGTCGAGCGCGCCGGAGACGTTGATCGTGATACCGCCGCCGTAGTTCCCGAGTTTGTCTAATGGGATTACAGCCTCCGGCCCGGATTCTCCGATTAACGCGAGGGTAGCGGAATCAACGATTCCGCCGGACGCGAGCATAGGTATATCGGGGACGTCGAAACCTTTTCCGCCGATACCGGGTACCCAACCGGGAACCTTGAAAGAAAGTTTCCCGATGGTGTTATTCCATAGCGAAGCGATCCCTCTAAAAGCGGCCTTAAATGGTGCGGTGATTAGGTCCGCGATAAAGCCCATGGTGGACTTAATTCCTTTATAGATCAGGCTAAATACGTCCATGATCTGCGTCCTAAATGTTTTGATAAAGAGTAACGCCAGCCCGAACGGGCCGGTAAGGATCGCTAGGAGTAGTTGCCAATTATTTTTGATCCAGTCAATAACTCCGCTAACGAAACCGATTATTTGATCCTTGAAAGAGAGAACGAAAGCGAGAGCGAGTCCGAACGGCCCGGTAAGGATTACTAAAATTAGTTTCCAGTTTTCGCTAATCCAATCAAAGACGGTTTTAATGGCCGCCCAAATTGAGCCGAAAGCCTCGCCGACTACTCGGATAACTCCATCAAAAATGCCGAACTCTCTCTGCAAAATAAGCAATATCGCTATAACTCCCGCTATCGCTATAGCGATCAAGAAAATAGGGTTTAACGCCATGACCGCATTAAAAGCGGCTTGGATCGCCGTAAATGCTTTAGTAGCACCAGCCCATGCCGCTTGAGCGGCTTTAACTACTGCTAGCCCGGCTTTATAAACTTTCATGGCGGCATTAACCGCGATCACGGACGCCGCTAATCCTGCGAAAGTTATAACAAGGATCCCGACTAGTTTCTGATTCTTTTGCACAAAGTCGGACGCCTTTTGGAGTGTCTTTGAAAATTTGTCTATATGGGGGAGAACTAACTCTCCGAAAGTGTCCGATATTCCCGCAAGGCTAAATTTCATTTTGTCAAAACTTGAGGCGCTCGCCGCCGCTGTTCCGCCTACCTGTTTTTCAACGGCCGCTAAAATCATGTTTTGGGCGTCAAGAATTTTTCCCGACTCGACAAGAGTTTGGATCTTTTCTTTTTCTTGTTCGGTGAAAGTGACTCCGGACTTCGCTAAAGACGCGATCCCTTTAATGGGGTCCTCTAATGCTTTACCGAGTTGGACCGCGTTACCCTCTGCGGAACCGAAACCAGCGGCCGCAAGATCTAAAGCCGCCAGAGTTGCGCGATCAAAAGCGCCTCCGACGACGTCTACGCTTTTGGTGAGTTGCCCGAATGTCGCTAGTTTGGTTTGTGTCGCTTTAATAACGTCGGCGTCTACCGCGATACTTTTCTCTAAAGATTCGGCGTAAGCGGAAACGCGTTCGGTCGCCTCGGGATAGCCCATACTGTCGAGGACGTTTCCTAGTTTTTGGTTAGCCTGTCTCGCCTCCTCCGCACCTTTCGCGGCGTTCACAAGAAAACCGCCGAGCGCCGCTAATGCGATCCCGGCGGGGACGGCCGCCTTTTTAATTGCAAAACCTGCTTTAGCGCCGGCGCCCTCCAATCCCTTAAAGTCGGCGATAGCGCGGTCTAATCCTTTCGGATTCCATTCGCTAATAATCGGGACGCTAATACTCATCTTTTAACCTCCACGATCTTTCTACCTACGGCGTCCATGACGCGCGCGACTATTGGCTCTAATTCTTTTTGGAATAGATCTATATTCTTTTCGGCGCCGTACCACATAAAACGGGACGCGCCTCGTCCGATCGCTCCGTCTAACGCTCGATGAAAATTGGGTCGGGCTCTGAAAGCGTTTCGGCTTTTGTTGCCTCCCGCTTTCCCGGCCATATCTGCCATGATGAGAGGTCCGCCTTTTGCGATAATCTTGATCGTTCCGACTGTCTCAAAAACGGCGCCGGTGGCGGCGTTTCTTTTTCTCGCGTTTCGAGTGTCTACTTTTAGAACGATATTTTTATCTTGTCCGCCTTTCCAGCCGGTCCTCTTTCGGTGGTCCATACCGGAAAGCGGAGCGGTCTCTGGAGACAGTTCGCGGATCGCTCCGAGAATGGGCTCGGCGGCTTTTTTAATGTCTTTACCGATCTCTACTCGGAGCGCCTTGTTAGTTTTGTTTAACTCTTTTAACGCGCTTTTAAGACCGACGACCTCAACGGACGCGACGACGCTCATCGTTTCGCCTTTCGTTTTTTGTTTATGATCTCCGCAAGGGTCACGAGCATCGCTCCATCTTTAGATAGTTCCGACGGTGAAATCCCTGTCTCCGCGGCGACCTCGGCGACTAGTCGTCCGAGGCTACCGCTTGGGTAGGGTCCGCCGTATCGCCCTCTAGGATCTCAAGGTTTTTAACCTCGGGCGCCCATTGGTCAAAAGTTTTAGCGGTGACATGACCGGCGATCTTCGCGGCCTCATAAGCCAAATATAAAAGATCTTCGAGTCCTAAGCCGTCGGTCCCAATTTTTGAGGCTTTAGTTTTATATTTGCGCTCCCATAGCATGATTACCCAAGGGATCGTTTTTACCTCGTATGAGTCGGTAACTGTCTCGACACGGAAAGAGAGTTCCATCGTGGATCAGGCGAACGTAACCGCGCCAGATACGGCGAAAGCGAGGTCTATTTCTAGTGCGCTGTCTGCGGCTCCGCCGGCGGACGGGAACACGGGAACGATATCTCCGGTTACGGTTCCGCCGTTCGGGAGTCCCATCTCGAATGGGATAACGGTTCCAGCGGTCGCGGCGGTAACGAGAGCGTCACAGAATGAGCCAGCCTCGCCCCAATCTTGGAACGCTTTAACGCCAAGTTCCCACGTGACCGGTCCGGAGACGGCCGCGTTAGAAGTTAGCGAGATGTACTGATCTACGCTCTGCGATGGTGTGAGCGTGACCTCGGAACATTGGACGGAATAACTTGTTCCGTCAATTTCTATAGTGAGTTGGCGTCCAGTCTGAACGAACATTTTATGGTCTCCTTGCGGTAGTTGTAATAGTGAGGTTATAGGACGGGAGGTCTTGGTTTCCGACATTGTAAACGCCGGAGACTCCTCCCGTGGTGACTAGACCGGGGAGCGCGATAATCACGTCCGCGAGTTCTAAAACTTTTTTCATACTGTCCCGGTTGCCCGGAGGCGGAGCGACACAAGTAACCGAGAAATTTATTTGGACGAGCGACGCGCTTAACGGGGTGATACCGGGCGGGTCCACGATCACGGCCGGCGGACGGAGGTTCCGAACGTCGTCCACTACCGGGAGCCCTGCGTCCTCGAGTAACTCTATAACGAGGTCGTAGGAGTCGTTTAAAAGGCTCATACGGCGACCGGACGGTTACAACCTAGGAGTTTTAAGATCTGCCCCATAGAGCCAATGGGCGCGACGGTAGACATGTCCTGAAAACTCTGATACGAGTCCACGGAACCGCGTTCACGATAAAGCGCGGAGGCATACAAGACGACCGCGAGACGACAAGCCTCATCGGGTACGGCGTTTACTAGATCGTCATACGCGCTCGAATAACGGCGCCTATAGCACCATTCGTTCCCCGCTTTAACCGCTACCTCAAGGTAAGCCTCGTCCTCGGCGCTCGCCGGCTCTACGCCAAGAAAACCGAGGACGTCCTCATCGTCTGCCCAAGTGACCGGGACGTTTACGCGTCCCGGTGTATCTGCTAGCGCGTGATTATGGTTCCCTTGTTCGTAGGTGA